ATAAGAATGAAAATGAACCATAGCAGATTTAGCTATGGATTACTTCTGCCGCCGAAAAGGGAACTTTCTGTTATGATAAAACAATTGAGTTGCTTGAATAGCAAATTATCAATCCTAAAGAAACTTTTGTATGGGGATTTGATTATCGTATTCCAGTATTAACTGGATTGTTGTCAAAAGACTACCTTACAGAATTAAAGATGTCTCCTACTTTTAATGAACTCGGTTTTGCAAAAGAGTATATGTCAAGATTTGTTGGCGGCTCTGCAGATGCATGGTTTGATTATGAAAAATTAACTCGTGCAAGAAAACTTGTAAATCCCGAAACTTCTGAAAAAGTTAGAGAGGGTATAGAATCCTTCTACATTATCAGTGTGGACGTAGCAAGATTAGGTTGTCAAACTGTTGCTACTATCCTAAAAGTATTCCCTAATAATAATGAGGGATATAAGATTAATTTGGTAAATCTGTTCGTTCTTGGTAAAACGGAACAAGAAAAGGTGTTTGATAAGCAGGTCGTTGAATTAAAACGTCTCATCGCAGCATTCCATCCAAGAGAAGTTGTAATCGATATTAACGGTCTTGGTGTTGCTTTTGCAGATGCGATGATTAAGGAAAGTCCTGACCCAGAGTATGGGGTTACTTATCCGCCTTATGGCTTCTTTAATGAAGAAAGCAAGTATCTTGAAGTTCAGCCAAGAAACGCTTAGAAGATACTTTATGGTATCAAAGCCAATGGACAGATAAACAGCGATATGCATTCTGCTTTGTATGCTAAGGTATATAGTGGACATATGAAGTTTTTAATTTCTGAACAGCACGCACGTTCTAAACTGCTTGCTACTCGTAAGGGACAAAGACTTAGCCCAGAAGCATAGAATGCAAGACTAATGCCGCATATACTTACTTCAAGTTTGATGAATGAGATTATGAATTTGAAGGTAAAACCTACTGGTATTAACAATCAGATTGCTGTTGAACAAATTAATGATAGAACATTAAAGGATAAATTCTCAGCTCTCGAAATGGGAGTTTACCGAGTTGTTCAGATTGAAAATAAGGAACTGTCTCGCCGCCGTAATCGTGGTTTAAGAAGACAGCTTACATTCTGTACCAGAGGAGGTGGAAGAAGGTGAGTGAAGTAAAAGAAATAACGCCAGAAATGCTGAAAATGTAGAGAGTAGATACTTTCAAGAAAAGTATTGAAAGCATGATTGCTAAGAGTCGTGCCGCCTTGGTAAAATCTAACAATCGTGAACCTATTACTAATAGAATTAGACGTGATTACTCTAAAACAGAAATCCACCGTATTATTACTGAAGGAACTGCTGTCGAGAAATCTTTATTGTCTGAATATTTCTTTTCAGTAAGCGGTGTTTATAAACGTATTATACTTCATTATGCTACTTTCCTTACCTATTCTTGGCTTCTCGTTCCTCATATGAAGAGATATAATGAAAAGCTTGGCAATAAGCAGAATAAGAAAATTTATTTCGATGCCGCAGATTTTTGTTCAAATTTCGGCATCGAAAGAAAAAGCGCTTGGTTTGCAAAGAATGTCTTAGTGGACGGCGGCTATTATGGTATACTTCATGACAATGGCTCCAATATTGCAATCCAAGACCTCCCTTTCTCATATTGCAGATGCCGTTATAAAAATCATTAGGATATAGATGTTGTAGAATTTGATATGCGCTTTTTTGACACAATCCGTGAAGAATCACTTCGTAAACAAATTCTTAAAACTTATCCAAAATGTGTTCAAAAAGGTTATGCTAAATGGCATGGCGGAAAAACAGATGACCCATGGATTTTCTTGCCAACTGAGCTTGGAATTTATTTTACTTTATTTGACGAAAGCCCATTCTTCCTTGATTTAATTCCTCTTATTGATGATTTAGAGGATTATAAAGTAATTGACAAGGAAAGAAAACAGTTAGCTTTAAAACGTATTATTACATAGGAAATACCGCATGATGGCATGTAGCTTGTATTTGAACCAGACGAAGCTGCTGATATGCATGATGGTGTTTTAGAAATGCTTGCTGATAATCCAGATGCAGATGTAATTACATCTTACGGTAAGGTTGGTTTATTGGATTTGAGTGGAAATGGTCAGTAGAATACTGATGTCACCGAAGCTCAGCAATTAATCTATGATTCTGCGGGCGTATCAAAGGAGCTATTCAGCGCCACAACCGATTCAGGCCTTGAGTTCTCTTTGAACAATGACCTTTCTATGATGATGGTTCTTGGCGAAGAATTTGCACACTTTTTTACTGCTTTGTTAAATAATAAATTTGGCAACAGAAAGTTGTCATTTAGAGTATTGATTCTTCCCATTAGCTTTTATAATAGCGACGAGTATACTTCCAGAGCTAAGGACCTCGCAGCATTTGGTTATAGTTTCTTAACTCCTGTTCTTTCAACAGGTATTGACCAAACAAGCCTTGCAGACCTTAAAGCTTTGGAGAATGATGTTCTTGACTTGGATGAATACCTTAAGCCGCTCCAGTCTGCTTATACTTAGTCGGGTAAGACCAATGCTATTACTGCTTAGGCTGGCAAAGTCTCAGCCCAAAACCCAAACGATTCTACTACTGCAAAAACTGATGAGGGAGCGAAAGAAAAACAAGCTTCTTAGTCAACAGACAAAGCAAAGCCAAAAAGTGACGCTGCAGAAAAAAAGAGTGACGGAGGTGAGGATAAACAATGATGCTTGATGAAAGTATGTTAAGATTTAATGTTACCATTTATGGCAACGTTGAAACTCTTTCTCCTACTCTTTCCAAAAGCAGATTACGCATTTTTTATAGGGGACTCAATAGAAACCGCACATTTATATCAGATGATTTCGCCAGATAGCTAATCGAGTCTTTGCCATATGTGCCAATTAAAGGTATTTTTGATGGAGAAAACCTTGATTACGGCGACCACGGCGAAAAGAATTCTGATGGTCGAATCTACGGAATCGTTCCTGAGAACCCTAACTTTGCTTGGGAAAAGCATGTAGATGCTGATGGGGTTGAAAGAGAGTATGCTTGTGCAGATGTTTATCTCTACACCGCTCTCTATCCAGAAGCAAACCTTATCTCTGGAAAGTCTTAGTCAATGGAAATCCATAGAAAAGGACTTGAAGGAGAGTGGAAAATTTGGAGCGAGGATGGACAGCCTTATTTCGAGTTCCAGAAAGGTCATCTGCTAGGACTTCAAGTTCTCGGTGATGAGGTTGAGCCTTGTTTTGAGGGTTCTGCTTTCTTTAGTCTCTATAAAGATGCTAAAGATATGTTTGACTATTTAAAAAATTCTAAGGTAAAGGAGGAGAGCAAGAAAATGGAGAAAAATATCTTTAAGCTATCAGATAATGATAAATGTAATCTTATCTTTGATGCGCTTAATACAACAGAAGATAGTTATAAGTTAATTTGCGATATCTATGATGATTATGCAATTGCTTACGATACTGCCAGCGGCAAGTATCTTCGTGCTTATTACACAAAAGATAATGAAGCAAATACTGTTACAATTGACAGAATTGAAGATTGTTATATTGTAGACGTTTCAGAAAGTGAGTTTAATGCTCTTAACGCTATGAAGGCAGTGGGCACTTATGCAGAAGTTCAGGCTAAGCTTGAATCTCATGACGCAGAAATTGCTACTTTCACAGCTGAAAAGGAGAGTCTTAACGAACAGCTCACAAATGCTCTTGCTGAACTTGAAGAGTATAAGAAAGACGATGACGATGATAAGAACAAGTGCACTAAGAATGATGATGATGATAAGAAAGATGACGATGATAAGAAGGATGACGACAACAAGAAGGACGATGATGATAAATCTAAGAACTCTCTTGAAGAAGCTAATAATTCACTTCAGGCACAGGTCGATTCTTATAAATCAGAAATCGAGGAAAAAAATGCCGAAATTAGTAGATTAAATCAGTCTCTTATCGACATTAATAATGAAAAGTCAGAGCTTGAGAATTTCAAGAAGTCTGTTGATACAGAAAAGAAGACAGCTATCATTGAGGAATTTTCTGCACACCTTACAGATGAGCAGGTAGCAGAATTTAACGAAAAGATGAATGACTATTCTGTTGAAGATTTCAAGAAAGAAGTTTGCTTTGCAGCATATAATACAGACACTACTATATTTGCTAAGAGCAAAGAAGACCAGTCTGACTTAATCTTCAAGGGCTCAGGAAAAATCACAGAAACTGGCGCTCTTGCACTTTTAATTAAACATAAAGGAGGTAATAGATAATGGCATTAGTAAAATTTGACCGCGGTCTTTTTACCAACGGTAACTCTGCTAAGGGTCTCAACTATGGTCAGATTGAACCTAACCAGGTTTGGTTCGACAGAGCTGGTATGGTTGAAGCTCAGTGCAAACTTGATACAGACGACTTCTCTGACGCACAGGTTGCTCCAAACGTAGTTGGTGGTAAAACAGGCACAGCCGCAGCAACCAATAAGATTGTTGCAGAAGTAGGTGCTTTCCTTCAGATTGATAAGGCAACTTATACAGCATCAGTTCCTACAAAGGCTGGTAAGACAGCAGGAATGCCTGTTGGCGTTAACTATTCATCTGAAAAGCTTTATAATCAGTTTGCTCCTCAGAGAAGAAACTTCTTCCTCACAACAAATGACTGGCTTCCAAGAATCGGTTATGTTGAGAGAGGTATGAGAATTACTACTAACACAGTAATGTTCGATGATACAACATATGCTCCAACAGCAGCTTCTTCTGCTTCAAAGGTAGCATTTGATACAATCCAGGCAGCAATTGGCACTGGACAGGTTGTTTACGCCGCAGTTCGTGATGGTTCAGATGGTGAACTTATTCTTGGTATTACACCTGATGCAACTGAAGATATTATTCTCGCTCAGGTTGTAGCAGCATACACAAACGCTGACAGAACATGCTCATTCATGTTCCAGATTCTTGATGGCGGCACTAAGTAATTAAAGGAGAGGTGAGAAAGTAATGAATAAAAATGATATCCGTGACCTTTATATTCATGCGTTCAAGGGCACTTCCCCTGATGTTACACGTTTTAGTGTTGCAGATGTAAAGGATACTTTGGTTGAAGAGCTTCGTGCTCTTGCACCTAACAAATATGAATATGAGAAGAACAAGCTTGACATTTTCCAGATTGTTCAGGAAACATTTGATGAGGTTCTTCCTTCATACGTTGGCAACTTTATTGGTCAGTTTGCTGAAATCAAGTCAGTTGGCAATGGTCAGAGAGCTTCATTTATCGTAAAGCGTGGCCGTAGACGTGCTAAGACTTTCGTAACAGAAGTAGGTCTTGCAGGTGTATACGAGGCATTCAGACTTGACGTTGACACCTTCGAAGTAAGTGCTAAGGCTTACGGTGGAGCTGCATACGTTGACTTTGAAAGAATGCTCGACGGTTCAGAAAACCTTACAGAACCACTTCAGCTTCTTCTTGAAGGTCTTGAAGAGGCTATTTACAGAGAACTTCTTAAGGCTCTTATTGCAGCAACTCAGAATAGTGATATGCCAGCTGCAAATAAGGTTACAACAAATACATTTGACCCCGAAGCAATGCAGAGACTTTGTACAATTGCTAAGAACTATGGTGGCGGCTCAGCAGTAATCTTTGCTTCACCTGAGTTCATCCAGTCAATGGGTCCTGATGCAATTGGTATGCCTGTATATGGTATTGGTAACCCTGGTCCAACAACTCCTGCTACTGCTGGTTATGCAACACCTGTTTACAATCCTAACGATATTGCTTCAATTGCAGCAACAGGTTATATCACAATGTTCCGTGGAACTCCTATTGTTCAGCTCCCACAGGCATTTACTGATGAAGAGAACGATACATATCAGACACCTACTGATACTGCTTTCATCTTCCCTGCTGGCAACCAGAAGATTATCAAGGTTGTATTCGAGGGTCAGACAGACGTAAGAGACTGGCAGCACAGAGACCGCCAGATGGAGATTGAAATTTATAAGAAGTTTGGTGTAGCTATACTCACTACAAATGATTGGTGCGTATATAAGAACACATCTCTTACAACTCAGTATCCATATGCAAACCCTGATAGAAGCGGTAATCCACATAACGCTATTTACAGATAATAAAATGATAAATACGGTGGGTGAGAAATCTCACCTACCGT